GTCGCTTGATGGGCAGGTTGTAGGCGCGGGATGAGCGGGGTGTCAACACGTATCGGCACAAATATTTTATCTTTGACACGAACGCTCGACGTGATAAGGCACGCGCATGACCAGAGAGCAAGCCATGACCGCCCTCGAAATCAGGGCGTTTCGTAACAGGATCGGCCTTTCACAGCTATGCCATAGCGCAGGGTTGTCGCGCACGATCGCGACCCGTTGGCAGAACGAGAAAGGCACGCCCTTGCTACCAACCATCGGCCGGCTTGAAGCCGCTCTGGACGCGATTGAGAGGGAGAAGGCGCGGTGACCAAACGAGCATATACAAGCCCAACGGAGAAACGCATCCCACGCCAGAGGTCGCGTGCTGATGACGACTATCTCGTTTCGATGATCGCGGACGGACATACGTTCGCCATTACAGGCAAGCGCATCGGACGCACCAAGGGATCATGCGTCGGTCGCTTCAATCGGCTCACGGCTCACTATGGAGATCAGCGGCGATGACGGCTTATGCACAATACCTCGCCGCCAAGGCTGTGAGTGACCCGGCGACAGGCATCGCCAGCCCCGGCAATCTGTCATCATGCCTTTTCCCGTTCCAGCGCGATATCGTCGCGTGGGCGCTACGCCGTGGGCGTGCCGCCGTATTTGCCGGGACCGGTCTCGGCAAGACGCTGATGGAAATCGTATGGGCGACGAAAGTTGTCGAACACACTAACAAGCCTGTTCTGATCCTGACGCCTTTGGCGGTCGCGCCGCAATTCGTCGAAGAAGCGGACAAGTTTGGCTTGGGTGTTACGCGCGCAGCGCGGCAATCTGACATCAATGCCCCCGCCGTTTACGTCACGAACTACGACAAGCTCGATCGTTTCCACCTGTCCGAGTTCGGCGGTATCGTGCTCGATGAAAGCTCGATCCTGAAAGCGCATGACGGAAAGACGCGAACCGCGCTGATCGCGGCGTGCCAGTCGATCCCGTTCCGCTTGGCGGCGACGGCAACGCCTGCCCCCAATGATTTCATGGAGCTTGGCAATCATGCCGAGTTCCTAGGCGTCATGAGCCATGTCGAAATGCTCGCCATGTTCTTTGTACATGACGGCGGCGATACGTCGAAGTGGCGCTTGAAGGGTCATGCAGAAGGCGATTTCTGGCGGTGGATGTGCTCGTGGTCGGTCATGCTGACGAAGCCATCCGACCTCGGCTATGCAAATGACGGCTACGATCTTCCGCCGCTCTACACGCATCAGCACAGCGTGCCCGTGTCCTATGAGCCGTCGATCGAAACCGAGCTGCTGTTCCCGATGGAAGCACGCACGATGCAGGAACGGTTGAAGGCGCGGCGCGGAACGGTCGATGATCGCGTGATCGAAGCTGCGCGGCTTATCAACGGCAACGATCGGCAATGGTTTGCGTGGTGCCACCTGAACGATGAGAGCGAGGCGTTGGCAAAGGCCATTCCCGGATCGGTCGAGATCAAGGGTGCGGATAGCGACGAGAAGCGCGAACGAACGCTGGCGGGTTTCAAGTCCGGCGAAATCCGCGTCGTGATCAGCAAGCCGTCGATCGCGGCATGGGGCCTCAATCTCCAGTGCTGCCGCGACACGGCATTCGTCGGTCTCAACGATAGCTTCGAGCAGGTATTCCAGGCCGTGCGACGTTTCTGGAGGTTCGGCCAGACGATGCCGGTCAACGTCCATTTCATTGCGTCCGAGATCGAGGGTGCGGTTGTCGCCAATCTTCGTCGAAAAGAAGCGGACGCCGAACGCATGATTGCGTCGATGGTCGCGCATATGGCGGACTTGTCCCATGTCGAGATCAAGGGTTCGGTTCGCGAAAAGGCATCATACGAAGCGACGCGGGTGCGACTGCCTGCATTCATGGGAGGTTGATATGGTCAAGAAGAAAACACCGAATGATGGCATAGAAGCTCTCGACTACGCCGAAGGCGATGGATGGGCGTTCTACAATGGCGACTGCATCGAAGTCATGCGTCAACTTCCAGCCGAAAGCGTCGGATATTCTGTATGGTCTCCACCTTTTGCGTCGCTCTACACCTACTCCAACTCAGACCGCGATCTGGGCAATTGCCGGAACGATGCGGAGTTTTTCGATCATTTCGCGTTCGTGCTCGACGAAATGATGCGCGTCATGAAACCGGGTCGGCTTGTGTCGATGCACTGCATGGATATGCCGACAAGCAAGGCGCGTGACGGCGTGATCGGCGCGCGTGACTTTCCGGGGCATCTGATCGCAGCGGCTGAACGCGCCGGGTTCATCTTCCATAGCCGCGTCTGCATCTGGAAAGACCCGGTTACCGCCATGCAGCGCACGAAAGCGATCGGATTGCTCTACAAGCAACTCAAGAAGGACAGCTGCATGTCTCGGCAAGGGTTCGCCGATTACATCGTCACGGTTCGCAAGCCCGGCGAGAATGTCGAGCCTGTCACCAAGACGGAGGAAAGCTTCCCCGTTGGTCTCTGGCAGAACTACGCATCGCCGGTCTGGATGGACATCGATCCCTCCGACACGCTGCAATATCGCGCCGCGCGTGATAGCGAGGATGAGCGGCATATCTGTCCGCTTCAGCTAGGTGTAATCCGTCGCTGCATTGATCTTTGGAGCAATCCCGGCGATGTCGTCATGACGCCGTTTGGCGGCATCGGCAGCGAGGTATATACCGCCGTGCAGATGGGCCGGAAGGGGCTGGGTATCGAGTTGAAGCCGTCCTACTTCAAACAGGCTGTAAAGAACATGGCGTCCGTGACACGCGAGAGCGGCGACTTGTTTGCTACAGCAAGCTGAGCTGATTCGATGGGGGCGCGGCCTTCTTCGGCTTCCGAAGATCGCGCTCCCATTGCCATAGCCGCTTTACTTCGTCCTCAACCAATGGTCGTATGAGCACTGGCAGCTTTTTAAGGGCTGCCGAGCGTTCTGGCTTGGTTTCCATCGCCAGTATCTCCGACGCGCCTTCATAGATGAAATAGCGCGCATAGGAACGGATCGACGGCGGCGCGTCGTCTATTTGGATCGTGCCGGACAGTACCTCCTGAAGCCACCGTTGGATCGGCTGGACGGGATATTCGCGACCATCGAAGTCAATCATCCCGCCAGCCACTCCTCCATCGCTTCCCAGGCCGCTACAGCGCCTAGCGCGACACAGGCGAAGGCTCCCGCTTCCTGAGCCGCTAGAAGATAGGCGGCCTGCCCATCTTGCCACGCGGACAGGCGATGGTTCCGGCGCTTCATCTCGCATACGAAGGGGCGGGCGGTGGGAATGATGATATCGCTGGCCCCCACAGTCATCCCCTCAGCCTTGTGCTTCAGGACGGTGGAGAACTGGCCGTTGCTAAGGAGCTGTTCGTTCCGGGGGTGAAGCGCCAATCGCCCTAGCGTGTCGGGATATTCCCGCCTCAGCCGTGAGAAGAAGCTGGCAAGCTCTACGTTCTCGACGGGACAGCGGCCCTTGAAGTCGAGGTCACCGTAGACGGGGATGGGGCAATTGGTGAGGTTCATGCGGCGCGCCTAGCTGCGGTAACACGGAGATCGGGCTTGGCCGTGTAGCAAGCTTTACACACGCCACTGCTGTATTTCGAGCGCGGCCCGCCGCATGACGTACAAACAGGTGAACCGTCGTGGAACGTCAGCTTGACCTCCGGCATCTTGCCTTCTGGCGCTTCGTCAATTGACCGATTGTAGGCTAGGATGCGATAGAAACCGCTGTCCGGTTCCTTGACGTAGCTAATAGTGTCGGGGCGATCGTTAGCCGACTCCGGGCCTGTCGCTTTCTGAAACTCGGTCCAAGCCCGCCTCTGCTTGGCGGCTGTCGCACCCGGCATGAACCATGTCGAGAACTGGCGGTAAGGCGTTTTCCAATCCACCCGCACGGTTGCGTTACCGCGTTGGCTGACCGCCTCGTGCATCTCCATTGAGATCACCTCATCCGTCTGAGGATGCGTTGGATCACGCTTCATGGCGACGAACTCGGCAATAAGCCGCTCATTCGGATCGACGATCTCGGCTTTGCAGACATAGCAGCGGCGCGCCGCAATGTCATTAGCCTCCCCGCACGCATCGCAGTCTTTTGAGGTCCACCGATACCCGCACCGCTCATAGTCGCCGTGCGCGCCCGTTTGCACCATGCCGAAGCACCGCCGGCCGTAGTG